CAGGAATGTGTTCCCACACATAGATAACACCTTCGTTAGTGTCACAGTTACCATCAGGATTTGGTAATTTACCATATTTTGATAATGGTTTATATATCGCACGTAACATCTGACGGATATGTTCTGCAACAGGGTCAGTTTTTTTCTTGAAATATTCTAATATTATTTGGTATTGTGTTTCTGAAACTGAAATTTTCATATTCCATAAATACCTGATAAAACAAAAAAGGAGGGAAACCCCTCCTTTGATGTATTATTGAAAATTGTTTTATTATTCTATCACTTCATCAATTTTACTTTCAACAATGCATGTTATTCTCCAATCTTGTGAATAACTCTGATAAATTTTGGTCACTTTTGCTTCCACATCAGTTGGGTTGTAACCTTTAACCAACTTTTCTTCTTTTTGTTTTTTTACTTTACCTGATTCTGAATCTACAACATCAGTTGTAATTCTTGCTACAAAATATTTTTCATCCATTTCCATAAGTTTTTTTTTTAAAAATATAATAAATAAAACTTATCTATCAAGGTATGAGGACAATTTTTTCATTAGTTCTTTTTGTTTGTCAATAGAATCACTACTCATACCTGTTGTTCTTTCCGCTCTTATCTTGTTTTCTTCATCTAAATTCTCTTCAAATTTAAATCTATCATCAGGTTCTGTGAACAAATACGCTCCAGGTGTTGATGGTGAAGAAACAAGGTCAAAACAAATAAGTTCAAAATCATCTTGTACTTCATTTTGTTCTCCGACTTTTTTCAATGAACCTACACCACGAGAAGAAATACCAAGAGTAACTCCTTGTCTCAAATAGTTTGCAGCTAAATCTCCTTTTGTTGAACAGATTCCTCTTTCGTGAAATCCTGGTGATGTCAACAATTTTAATTTACCCATTAATACTTTTCCATCCCACCATACTTCAGTGATGATGTGTGAAACTCTATCTAAATCAATTAATGAAGATTCTGGATGATTTAATTCTGATAAAGAAGTTCCCTTCTCAATCAATTTTTTATAATTGTCAGCTTCTCTTTTTAATATTTTTTCAGGGTATAGCCTACCATTTCTATTTGGGGTATCGTATTTTTGTAAAACCGCATAAAATTCAAATGGTTTTGAGTGGTCTAAAAAATTCTTAGATTCTTTAATTATTTTCTCATTACCGTTCTCATTTGGATTGATGTATCCTGCGTCATACTCAATAAGAATTCCTTTCCCAACTTGACCAGGTTTTATTATTTGTAAGTTCATTTCAATGTTTTATATAATAAATATTGAAAACATTAACTTTGTGTCGGTATTGGTTTCGTTTTATTTGTTTTTGAATAATGAAATGAGAAATATTTGTTATTTGAAAAATTATTTTTGAATATACTTTTACAAATTTCTTTAAGAGAATCTTTAATTTCTTTTGATTTGAAATCTAAAGTTGAGTCCAACAAATATAAATTTACTTCTAAATTTAAAAATGATTTTTTTCCTTTTGATAATCCTGATGACCTTAAATCTAAATCAACAATAAATTTATTATCGTATATTTCCGTGTTTACTGACTCGTATACTGAATGTCTTATGGCTCTACTTAAGTTTGATACCACTCTTGTCCAATTCTCCAACTCTTCTTTTGGTTCAACCCATGTTTGAATATTTAAATACATTGATTTTAATTCAAATGAATCTACTGTTCCGTAAATTGTTTTAGCAGTTTTAAAACCATGTATTTTTGAGGTTTTGCCTTTTTTCATTAATTTTCATTTTTCCTAAGTTTATTTTTAAAAAAAATAGGTATAAATGTAGTGCAAGTCAAAATTTTTTTATATTTGCAGATATTTCTAAAATATGTTAATAGTTAAAATAGATAAAAACACACCAATAGAAAAGGCCTTAAAGCAATTGAAGAATAAGGTAATTAAGACTCGTCAAAGTCAGGAATTAATTAATCGTAAAACTTTTGTTAAAAAATCTAGTAATCGTAGAAATCAAATCAACAAGGCAATTTACGTTCAGAAAATGAAAAACGAGAATTAAAGATTATCGTTTAAATCAGATAATTTGAAATAATTAAGTTTGTCGTATTTTTCTGAACTAACCGTCTTAATCGTTTCATCAATTCTGGTGATAACATCTGAATCTTTTTCAGATTCTTTAATGACGTTTAATTTATTTACAACATTCTCTTTTAAATTTTCAAATTTTACTTTCAATTCTTTTTCATCTGTATTCAAAAATTTAATAAGTTCTTTTTGTTCTGCCTCATTTAAATTTTCAATATAATGTTTGATAGTATTGTTTGCAACACTAATCATTGAAGAAATAGGAATATTGATAGGTACCGTTTTCTTAACCGGAGTTTTACTTAAAGATTCTTTAATAATATTTTTACTTTTGAGTTTAGATTCAATAGTCAAAACATTTTTTGAAAATAAATTATCAATATCGTCGTAATTATTTTTTGAGTTAGTATTTTTAACCCAACTTTTAATTTTTTCAATTGATTGAGGTTTAATTTTACTAATAGTACTCTCATAAATTTTAGTGCACTCATTAATATAATCTTCAAGAACTGATTCGTTCAAACCTTGATTAGTTTTTAATTCATCATACAAGTAAAATAATTTACTAATATTTGAATTTTCCAAAACTAATTTTTTGAATGTTTTTAATTCTTTTTGGAAAGTTTGATTAGAGTAAGATTCTAATAATCTTCTATCAACTTTTGATTTTAAAATACCAAATTTCATTTCTTTTTATTTATAAATATCAATCTCTTAATATTTTACTCAATTGTTCTTCAATCTCCCCTAAATAATTTTTTCCTCTTGATAAATCAATGAAAGAATCATCATCAAGAAAACCATCAGATTCTAAAAGAATATTGTAATTATCTTTTTTCTCACTTTCAGGTAATCCTCCTTCAGGTCCTCCTGCCGGTGGTGGTGTTGGTCCTCCTAATTCATCACCAGGTGGTGGTGGAGGTGTTGTTCCCGCAGATGCGGTACTACCTGACTTAGTTCCATAAAGTTTATCAACGTTATCAAATATTCCTGTATGAATAATAATTGTTGGAGTATTAGTTAACTCAGCTCCAACTGCCTTTTCAATACGTTGTTGTTGTAAATCAAGTTTAATTTCATCATCTGAGAATCCTAAAACATGTTTCTTAGCCCAAGAAACAGATACAGGGGCAATACCCTCAATGGCGGTAACTGCGTCTTTGTATAGAAGTATTTTTTCTTTCCAAACGTCAATTTTAAGTAAGTCGGCTTGTGTAGATGGATTTGTAAGACCTAAAGTAAAATTATTTAATTCGTCTTCAAATCCTAAAATAAATAAATGGACAATTGCAATTTTATTTAATTCTGCAATCATACATTTTTGAATTCTGTTAATTGTTCTTGCGAAACGAATATCTTGTAATGATAAGTTTTTACCATCACCAACTACCTCTTCAAATCCTAAAAATGCTTTAGGTACACGAAGAGCCGTTAATAATTTCTTTTGGATATATTCAATATCCGCAATTTCTGATAGGTTTGTTGCACCAGGTAATGTATCAATAGGATTTGCAGCGGCTGCGTCACGAACAGGTATAAAATAATCTTGGTCAACCGCCATTTGGTTGAATCTCATATCTACGTTACCCGTAGCACTATCAACAACTTGTGACCTTTTAAACTTATTGGCAACCCTTTGTACATACGGTTCAACATCTTTATCATCCATGTTACCAACAAACACTTTAAATACCCTTCTTTCAGGTGCTCTTGATGTTCTATAAATCAACATCGCGTCTTCAGATAACAATAATTGTTTCCAAATACGTCTTGCCTTTTCTAACATAGAAGTTCCGTAAGGAAGTTTTCTATCATCACCTAACAATCTGAAGTGAGCCATTTCCCATGAATTAAATTCCATGTCTTTAGCCTTCCACTTAAATCTCAAACCTTTGTGTTCTTTTGGTTCATCAACATTTTGAGATTTTGCAGCCATACCTCTTTCAAGACGTTCAATCTCAATATTTGGTAATTGCATACATCCAACAACTCCTTTGTCAGCATCCAATTTTAAGTAAACAAAGTTGTCACCATACTTACATGTGTTTCTTGTCCACATAGGTAAGTTGGTATTTAAATCTAATGCGTTGTTAAATAAATCAGCTAAGATTGATTTAATACGTTTAGATTCAGAATAAATCTGTAACATATAACCATTTTGGTCAACAGTTGTTGATTCTTCACCATAGATATCTAACGCTGCAGATATCTCAGGAGTATATTCCATTGACTCATAGTCATAGAAAGAAGCCAAACGAGTTGGTTCATAATATACTGCTTGAGTATATAAATTACTTTCAATTTTAGTCCACTGATTTGCTAAATAAAAAGTTTGTTGAGCTTGTAAAAGTTCATTATCGTACTCTTGTTTAGAAGTGGTTTTTAATAATTCTTCTTTATCGTATTTGTAAGTTGGATAATCTTGATTCAGTAAAGAATTGGGCCCAAATGCTTGGGATAATCTTTGCCAAACCGTTAATTGATTATTTTGATTGTTTTCCATATTATAATTTTAATTCTAAATCTTTATATTTAAATATTTAAATAATATTTTAAGGTGGACATGTTCCCCATACTGGTTTAGGTAATATCCAAGAAGGTGTACTTGTGTCAAAATTTAATGGTAATGAAGGTATTAATGTTACACACCATCCACTTAAATCTTGATTAAAATTAGTTGCATTTTGGAACATGTTAGACATGACAGTAACTCCTGATACATTCCATAACCCAATATCTTGATTAAATGATGTTGTACCAAAGAACATCGCTTGCATAAATGTAACACCTGATACATTCCAAGAATTTAAAGGTTTGTTAAATGAATTACAATTAAAAAACATAGTACTCATAGAAGTAACTTTTGATACATCCCATGACCCAATATCTTGGTTAAATGACGTTGCAAGACCAAACATTGCAATCATATTTGTTACATTAGATGTATTCCATCCACTTAACGGCTGATTAAACGAAGTTGCACTTTGGAACATAGCATTCATGTTAGTAACTCCTGATACATTCCATGAATTTAAATCTTGGTTAAATAATGTGTTAAATAAAAACATACTACTCATATTAATTACGTTTGACACATCCCAAGACGCAATACCCGAATCATTAAAGTTACTACATAAATAAAACATATTAGCCATATTAGTTACGTTTGACACATCCCAACTATTTGAATTGTTTATTGTAGTTAATGAAGTGCAATTACTAAACATTGAAGTTAAATCAGTTGTATAACCTAAAATAAGAGAGTCGGTAACCCCAGATAATTTTAAATTTTGACATCCCGAAAACCAATAACCTTGTAAGGATGCCCCTTGAAGAGCAAAACTTCCCCATTGAATTACTTCAATCAATTTAAGTTTATCACCACCATTATTAAATGGGCCAAATCCAATATTTGTTCCTAATATAGTTATTGTATAAACACCTGGTGATGAATACGTATGAGTTTTGTTTGCAAAAGTATTAGCACTAATATTACCGTCACCCCAATCAATTGTACCATTATAAATTCCAAAGGCATCTAAAGGTAAAGACACCTGATTAGAAGTTGATGACCCTGCCGAAGTGTTGGTAGTATCCCAAATGCTAATAAATGGTACTGGTATAGGTGTTGACGAAGGTGTTGGTGTAGGTGTAGGAGTTTCAGTTGGTGTTACTGTAGGTGTTACAGTTGCTGTAGGTGTTATTGTCGGTGTTACAGTATTTGTCGGTGTTATAGTCGGTGTTACAGTATTTGTCGGTGTTATAGTCGGTGTTACAGTATTTGTCGGTGTTATAGTCGGTGTTACAGTATTTGTCGGTGTTATAGTCGGATTTGGTGTTGATGAAGGTCTTGGCTCTCTATTACTTTGTATGTTAACTTGCGTTTTTTCAGACGGGCTTAATTTGGCCGTATATATACCTTGACCAGGGACACTTAACTTTGACCCCATGTAAATACTTTTCGTTCTCTTTCTTGATGAAAATCCCATTAGTCATAAATATTACTTAACTCCAAATAACCAACCGTATTTCATATAATCCTCTCTTGAGTGACTATTCCTGTTAGATTGATTCATATTGTCAGTAAGAGTTGGTATCACAGGATTAAATTCAATTTGTTTACTTATATTATCGTTATTGGATACACTCCATGAATCCAACATTGCCTTTGTTTGTTCGGTATCTCTTTTCAAATTTGTAAATGAAGATTCCGCAACATAACAAGCCATTG